GGGGTCTCAAATTGCTATAGCTTTGGGTTTTTCTAAACCGGCTCTTGTTTCTGACATTTCATACATGATTCCTCGTATTTCTCCCAATTTAGCCAGTGCCGTTCAACACGATCCTATTTATAAAATGACTTTTGATGACAAACAAGAAGTGACTGTTGATCCCAGTGTTGTGGGTTTAGCACGTAAAGACGACATGATGTTGTCTTCGATTGTTGAACGCGAGTCATATGTGACTAAATTCGAGTGGAGTTCTAATGCAATACCAGATTTCAACATATTTTATGCTAATGTTAATCCAACTTTTTGGGCAAACGGTCCAGGGACTGGTGCCGCACAGCAGATTGCTATGACACCTCTTGCTTATACTATGCAGGCATTTAGACAATGGCGCGGTTCTTTGCGTTTTCGTTTTGTCGCCGTTGCATCGGCCTTTCACAAAGGGCGAATTCGCATCACGTATGATCCTAATGGTGTTACGGCTTCTCCGGGTCTTCCGGTGGAGTACAACACGGCTTATACATACATATGGGATTTAGCTGAATCGCATGAGGCCATTATTGATGTTGGGTACATGTCGCACGTCCCATATTTGAGACCATTACGCCCCGGATTGGATGGTGTTGCGTCGATATATGGTATTGTTCCTGTCAATTTCAATCCTTTGGATAGTAACGGACATTTAGTGTTGTCAGTTGTGAATGAGTTGACTTGTTCCAACGCAACATCTACCATATCGGACATTATGATGTTTGTTTCAGCTGGACCTGACTTTGAAATGTTTGATCCAGTGGACGCTATAGACAACTATACAATGTATCCACAGAGTGGTCAGTTAGAAGTAGAAGAACATTTTGCTAAGAGACTGAAACCACATGTTGTTTTTGGTAAATACATTGGCGCGAAAGATAAGGCAGCAATGGTTCATCATGGTGATCCGGTTACCAGTTTGCGTTATTTGCTTAAACGATACACGAGTTACATGTCGATAGCTTTTCCTTTAGTTGCTGGAGCTAGCACACTGTTATACAGATTGAATTATTCTGCATTTCCATTGCATCGTGGTAAAGCTCCAGGAGCTATGCATTTAGCAAACAACATACCTTACAACTATGTCTACCAGACTCCTATGACGTGGTTTTCCACATTGTTTTTGGCCAGACGCGGTGGTATTAGATGGAGATTGAGAGATGAATCCATGTCAGGTATTAATTTCACTCGCCTCAAGGTTGTGCGTAACACAATTTCTACAACAGCTGTCTTTGGACAGAATCCATATATTCCTTTTAGTAGTTCTAGTGATGGATCAAAGAAGTTCATCACTAGCGCGCCAAATAGTGGCATATCTGGTATGTCTATAGGATCTACAAATGATGGTTTACGTATGCATGCAGATGCTGAGATACCATTTCACTCTCCGCGCAGATTTTTTCCTTGTCGTATGGGAGATAATTCTCTCAATCATTCACAGGGAGTGTCTGTGTTCACTGCTATTACTAACACTAATGCAGCAACTAGAGATGGTCAGTTAGCAGTATATATATCTGCTGCCGATGATTTTTCTTTGTACGGGTTTGTTGCATGCCCGCTAGTATATTATGCACCCGCACTTTTGTAAGTGCACGTCTTATTGATGACGTTAAACAAACCAGGTGGTAGTCGCCTGGGTGGCAAATTTATTTGTCATGGGACTCTCCAGTCACGTTATTATTCAAGTAGTCTTGAATTTGCCGGAGAGTTCCGGATTTATAGAGACTACAAGTTTAAGAGGTGCTGAGTCCCGCATTTAAGAGCGTATCATAAGCTAACATACCGAACGTATGTTTGTTAGCTGTGGTTAGATCATTCCATTGGAAGTGACACGCTTAGGGGCTAC